TACTATAACAGCCTCACAACTAAACAAAGAATTTGACAACATCAATGTTGCATCAAGGGACAATAAAAAATTTAGAGATCATACTATTCATATTACACCAACAGATGCTAGTAGTTTTGATGCAAATGGTAATGTTATTGTTTCACTAGCTATTCCAGATGTTGCAACTAGAGCAAACAAAACTTTTAAATTTGATAACAGTGGTAATTTAACTACACAAGATTTAGTAACATCAATAAATGAAATTACAGATGTAGACACAACTGGTGTAGCAAACAACAAAATATTAAAATACAATTCAACAACATCAAACTTTGAAATAGCAGATGATGAAGGTTGGGTTGGTACACAAAATTTAACAGTAACGAATGGCGTAAGCCTATTAACACCAAATGGCAACAGTGGCATAAGTTGGATAACAGATGGTGCATTTGGAACTGGTGTTGATTACATACAATTAAAAGACACAGCAGTTGATGGTAATTTAATACCACTTACAACAGACACAAAACAATTAGGTACTTCAAGTTTAAGATGGCAAGCAAACATTCATGATTTAAATGTTAATGGTACAATAACAGGCATTGACACTGATGATGTTACAGAAGGTACTAATTTATATTACACAGATGCAAGAACAAGAGCGGCTATTAGTGTTAGTGGTGATTTATCTTACAACAGCACAACTGGAGTAATTTCAACGCAAGGATTAGCAAGTTCAACAACTGATGATCTAGCAGAAGGTTCTACAAATTTATACTACACAAACACAAGAGTAGCTAATTATTTAACTAGCAATGGTTACGACACAGCAACAAACATCACAGCATCTATAGTTGATTCAGCACCAGGCACACTAGACACATTAAATGAACTAGCGGCGGCACTGGGAGATGATGCAAATTTCTCAACAACAGTAACAAACTCAATTGCAACAAAATTAGCAACAGCAGATTTTAATAGTACATTTGACACAAGAATAAATGCAACCAGCATTAATGCATTATCTGATGTAAACACAAGTGGTGTAGCAAATGGTAAAATTTTAAAATATGATTCAACAACAAATAAATTTATAATTGCTGATGACAGCAATTTTTCAAACGCAGATTTTGACACAAGATTAGCAACTAAAAACACAGATGATTTAGCAGAAGGCAATAATTTATACTATACACAAGGTAGATTTGATAGTGCATTTAGTGGAAAAACTGCAGATGATTTGGCAAATGGATCAACAAATCAATATTATACAACAACTTTGCACAATGCAGATTTTGACACAAGACTTTCAGCAAAGTCAACAGATGACTTAACAGAAGGCACAAATTTATACTACACAGACGCAAGAGCAGATGCGAGAATAAATGTTGCAGACATTGATTTGTTAAACAATGTAACTGTTACAAATATTCAAAACAATGACATTCTTATTTTTGACAACACAACATCACCTAGCACATGGAAAAACATTGCAGGTACTACAACAAATATTTCAGAAGGCACAAATTTATACTACACAGACGCAAGAGTGAGTAACAGACTTAGTCAATTAACATCTGATGATTTGCCAGAAGGTACTACAAATTTATACAACACCGTATCAGGTTTTAACACAAGATGGGACGCAAAATCACTAACAGACATTAGTGATGTTACACAAGACACTGGTGCAAATAGTTCTAACAAAGTACTAAAACAATTTGATAGTGATGGTAATGGCACATGGCAATGGCGCAATGAACAATTAGATTTTAGTGAAATAAACAATAATACAAATGCACCATATGGAACTGTTTGGGGACGAACTTATAATTTAAATGGCACAACTGGTACAAATGGCGGTGCGGCTTTTAATTACTTAACAGTTTTAGGTAATCCTACATTACAAACAGCACATGCAGAGTACAATGCAGGTACAAATCCAACACCATTTGATGACATTGATGTTAACAAATTTTTAGTTATAAAAAGTGATACAGATGCAGGATTGAGATCAGATCCAAATGTAGATTTAAAAATATATGCAGGTACTGGTGGTGATTTAGAATTAAATCAACAAATTTGGCCATCATCAGATGGTACATCAAATCAAGTATTAACAACTGACGGAAGCGGTAATCTAAGTTGGAGTACTTTAACAGCAAGTGGAACACCTGGATTAGTAGATGTAGTTGATGATACAACTCCACAACTTGGTGGAGCATTAGATGTAAATGGATACAGCATAGTTTCAGCATCAAGTGGCAATATAGTAATAACACCTGATGGTAATGGCAAAATACAACTTGATGGATTATATTGGCCACAAGCAGATGGTACAGCAAATCAACTTTTGCAAACAGATGGCAATAGTAATTTAAGTTGGGTTGATGGAACATCAATAGGTATGAATAATATTGTGGAAGACACAACACCACAACTTGGTGGAGATTTAGATGTTAATGGCAATGACATTGTTTCAACATCAAATGGTGCGATAGATATCAAACCAGATGGTACAGGTGCTTTCACCGTAGACACAGAAGGCAATTTAGAATTCAAAGCAGGGGTATCAACAGGACCACACGGATGGGGTTATTGGGAAAGTAATGACAGCATTAAATTTTTACAACACACAGCACCAGACATTGGCGGTAACTATGATATTGCACAAGGCGGCTGGGGAGTAGGTTATGCTCCCGTGCATATACAAGGTGGCGTAAGCATTGGTGGAGGAACAACACCAACAACAGATTTATTATTCAACACGGGTATACAGATTGAAGCCACACACGACGGTTTCCCCGCATTGGTATTGAAAGCACAATCAGACAGCAACAAGTTTCCTAATGTATGGTTTGCGAGAAGTGGTGCGGATGGCAGTAATGCCTATTGTGCTCTAAATGATATCGTAGGTGGATTTTACTTTTCACCATACAATGAAGATAATGGTGGCTACTTTGGGACGCCAGGTAAGTTTTTTGCGAGAGCAACACAAAACCACAGCAACGGAGCGATGGGCACAAAACTTGAATGGTATGCGACACCAGACAATGTTGGCAGAGATGGTGAAATAAAAGTTTTAGAAATGCAGGGCGAACAGGTTATCGTCAATCCAGACAATGATGATGTTGATTTTAGAGTTGATGGTGACACTAATGACAATGTATTGTTTGTAGATGCATCAACAGAAAAAGTTGGTGTTAAAACAAATACACCAAACTATGATCTAGATGTAAATGGTACAGTAAATGCAACAACATTGCGTGGTGATGGTAACAACATTACAAATTTAAATAGTTCAAATTTATCAGGGGCGTTACCTGCAATTGATGGTAGTGCTTTATTAAATTTACCAAGTGGAGGTGGAGCCGCATCTATAACTATACAAGACGAAGGATCTACACTTTCAACAGGTGCACAAACATTAAACTTTACAGGTGCAAATGTAACAGCATCAGGCACAGGTGCTACAAAAACTATTAATATATCAAGTCCAAGTTTTGCAGAAGGTGTTTGGACACCAGAATTAAGAGTTGGTGGTACTGCAAACACAGTTAACCACTCATCATCAAACACAAGAGGTACATATACAAAAATTGGAAACACAGTATTCATACAATGGGCGGCTGTGGGAACAACAGCATTGTACAGTGGTAGTTTGAATTTATATGGATTGCCATTTACACCTGTAGGCACCATTGGTGGTAACACTGGTTTTTACAGTTCAGTTGCATTAAGAACAACAGGTATTGGCGGTGGTGGATCCACAATTGATGACTACGGTGTGTATGGCACAATTATACCCAACGCAACTTTTATTCTTTTAACATTAGGATTTGAAGCAAATTCAAATGCAAATGGACAAGCACAATTAGAAACAACAGAATTAAATGTAACTGGTAATGCAACAGGTTGGAGCATTATGGGACAAATGGTTTATAGGACGGCTTAATGACTGTAAGAACTAAAAACAATATAATAACATGTCAGCATTGGTGTTTAAAATGCTGGATAAAAGGACTATTCAATGCCAAATAAAGCATCAATACAAGAAAATTTTGAACAACTTTCAGAACTAAAAGCAGACATAAAAATAATAGCAAACGATGTCACAACATTAAGAGATAATCATTTACATCATGTGGATTTAAGACTTGGAAGAGTTGAAAAAACACTATGGTGGGGATTTGCAACATTGGTAGCAAACCTAGTTACGCTGATATTTTTATTAGTGCAAACTATGGTTGCATGATATCAAATTTATACACCATTAATGGATGGCGTTTAGCACCCATTGATCATGCATCAGGACGATTTAGAGCAAGTGTACAAGAATACAAAATGTTTCATCCTGCAATGCGTTTTAAAGTTTTTACCAAAGAAGGTAAAAAAGTATATCCACATTTTTCTCCTACAAATGCAATCAGCAATTTTAAAATAGCAAATTTTCACAAACACGGAATGGTTGTTTTTGCAATTACAAAATGGCGCGAGATGTTTAATCAACTAGAACTTTTGCGTAATATGACAATAGATAATCGTTGGGTAGCAGTTATAAAAGAACCTGAATACCATGGCGTAAATGGTGTTACAATTAATCAATGCATTGATGAATTAGCAACTTATAACATTGATGCTTATTCTATTGAGCATTGGAGTGATAGTGTAAAAATATTAAATGATTATGCACCAAGACCTATTGTCATTGGCACACAATCAAATGGTTATATAATTGATATTTGTAATGGAGATCGTTCCACTGGTTGGCAAACATATAACAAAATACCTGGATATGTTTACCCAGCTAGATATATGCAACCCCATTAATATATTATTAAGACTTCTTCTTATTAGCTTCACGCAGTTTAGCAACAATTTCTAAAGGCTCATCATATGCAGGTGCAACCAATGCCTCACTGTTTTTAGTTTCTTCAAACCCAACTGCTTGTGTTATTTCTTTAGATATTGAATTGGTGTTTGTGCGTATTTGCACAATAGGCCATCCTTTTTTGCGTCCTAATCTTTTTAAATGCATGCGAATTGTTTGCACAACTTCATTAGTAACAGCATCAAAGTTGTCTTCTCTTTCTGCCATGTCATTGTGTATTGCACTTACACAATTTTCATTTTCGCACCATACACTCAATCTTGTGCCTGATGATGCACCCAAACTAATTGCATGTTCTAATGCTGATTGAACAGCAACCATTTCTGCTAGTTGAATGTCTGTTGTTGGTAAATCAATTGTGTTAGCATCAATTGGTTGTTTGTTTTCTGTTTGTGTTTTGTCTATTCCGCAAGTTTCAAATGTAGTCATTCTGCCAGCGAACCCTGCCTTGCACGAGTCGTCTAATTGTTTTGCAGATGTGTAATATGTAATTTTAGCCATAATATTTTACCTTTCATTAAGTACTACTATTTAGCGTGATAAATATTTGCAGGAGAACTCAAATGAAAAATGAACTTAAAAAATTATTAGACACACCTGTACAAATAGATTTAGAAAAAATAAAAGAAGCAAAATTCCAAGTGCAATTAGCAACCCCAATGTTTGGAGCAATGTCACATGATACATACCAAACTAGTATTTTAGATTTAATAAATGTTTTAAGCAAAGCAAACATTCCATTGCATCGTTCTGTTGTAACAAATGACAGTTTAATAACCAGAGCAAGAAATATATGTGTAGCTATGTTTCTTGCAAATAAAGACGCAACTCATTTATTGTTTGTTGATGCTGACATACAATTTAGAGGAGATTATGTAATTAAAATGTTGTGGGATCAATTAAACAATCCAGACATTGATATTATTTGTGGAGCATATTCTAAAAAAGGAATTAATTGGAAAAGTATTATTGATGCTGTAAAAAATGGACATGATGATTACAAAACATTAACACATCAAAATCAAAACTTTGCAATTAATCCTATGCAAAAAAAAATACAAATGCACAAACAAGGATTAATTGAAGTACATGATGGTGCTACTGGATTTATGCTTATATCAAGAAAGGCAATAGAAAAATTGGTAGCAAAATATCAACACCTAAAATATGAAAATGATATACAAGGGCAAACTGGATCATATACAGATTATTTATATGCATTGTTTAACACTGGTGTTGAAGGTCAAGGTGAATTAAAACACATAAAAAAAACTAAACGCTTTTTGTCAGAAGATTATTATTTTTCTAGATTGTGTCAAAAGCATAAAATAAAAATATGGTTGGATCCAAGAATTCATTTAGGTCATGTAGGACAATATATATACGGTGGTGATGTAACAAACATATTTACAACAGAGAATAAAAATGGCTAAAAAATTTTTACCAGTTGTAACAACCCGTATAGATGATTTTGGATACACAATTGATATTTTAAAACCAGATACAATGTGGATTGTAACTTATCAAATGCACCCAATAATAATTAAACGCGGTAGTCAATATACAAATGAATCAAAATATAGAAGAACTTCATTTGCACAAAAAGGCAGTGCTGTTAATCTTGCTAAAAGATTAAATCAACAATTCAACACACAAGATTTTGATATAAGACAAGTCTAATCAATATTAAACAATTTGTTGAATGTAGTATCTAATGCAGGTTTGTTGTCTAGCACATGTGCTTGATTTTCTATTAGCACATGTGAATAGTGTCGTTGCAACATCTCAATTGATGTGCCCATTTGCAGTGCAACAGCACCCCAGTCACCTTTGGTTGAAATAATTTTTTGTGTGGCATAGGTGTGACGCAAACTGTACATGGTACGCTTTTCATTGTTGCTGTTGTATTCTAAGCCGCTCCAACGAATCCAATTGCCAAATATGTTGCTAAAATCCACAACCTGCCACAATCTATCGTGCAACTTGGAGTTGTGTCTTTTTACACGCTTGTTGATCAAATTTGTCGCATATGCATCCACAAACACTTTACGCTGTTTGGTCTTACCATCCAGTGTTGCAATGTAACATTGTTGCCCTGTGACCTTAAATTTTTCTAAATGCTTGGTGCCTAGGTTAAGCAGTTCTTCATTCCTACATCCAATATGCAATTGCAGTAACACATAGTCACGCAAGTCAATACGCCTGTCGCGTATCCTGTTGTCTGGTGCACAATCAATATATTCTTGCAGTTTGTTTTTCAGTATAGGTAATTCTTGTTTCTGAAAGTCTGGCCTGCGATTTTTTGTAGTTGGTGCAGATATACTAGGCACTTCTGCTTGTAAGCACATGCCATTGTTGACTGCTGTCTTAAACACTTGTGATAGTGCATTTAGTTCTAGCCTAATAGTGTTGTCACTGGGCACAGTTTTTAAATAGTTTGTTTTACGCCAACGCTTGTAATCTGTGATGTGTTTAATTTGAAATTCGTTGATTGCTTTGTCTTTAAAAAATGGCTTCAAATATCTTTCAATATGTCCAGTGTTGGTCCTGTGTTTGCGATATGCTGATATGCTGTTGTCTTTGTTGCTAGCCAAATCTTTGATGTACATATTTGCTATTGCTGTAAATCCATATGTGCGAATTGCTATGCCTTGTTTTTGTTTGTAGCGACTTTCATCATACAAGTTGGATGCAAATTGTTTTGCTTCATCCAAGTTGCTAGTACCTGTGCTTTGTCTAATAGGGCGTTCACCTTTTAGATTGATATACACTTGCCATTTATCGCTGTTTTCTCTCAAATGCAAAGTAATGGCGCCATCTCTGATTGTGTGTTTTTGCATGTGTAAAATATGTGTAAAGTCTATAGCAAAACATTGCAAGAATAAAGATCTAATAAATGGCTAGTTTGCTTGTTTTTTGTTGTATTTGTTGTGTTTTTTGTGTGAAAGCCTTTGTTACAAATGTACCTGTTTAGCAAATTAACAACAGTTCTATTGGGTTTTATTGATTAAAAATTAATATGTGTAAAGAATGTGTATGGTGCCGCTTCCCGGATTCGAACTGGGCACCTACTGATTACAAATCAGTTGCTCTACCAAATGAGCTAAAGCGGCATATAAATGGTGCTTTAATCCAATTTTAAGCACCTTACAAGCGCCATGAATATAATTTACAACACAATGTATATCAAGTATAAAAAAGCATGCCTAAATACACAATCAAGTATACTCATTTTGTTGAAGTTGAATGGGGTGCATACAAACATATAGAAGCAAACAGCATAGAAGAAGCAGAAAAAATTGCTATTGAACTTGGCAAAAAAAATGACTTTGATGATGTTGATACAGTTTCAAATCCAGATCCAATAAGTTCAAATGGCAGGGCAGTTATATATGAAGGACATCAAGGTTGGGATGCATATGACAATCCATTAACAGAAGACATTGAATACGATTCAGAAAATTAATTCATCCAACTTACAATTGCATACCTAGTTCCAAACTTCACAGGATGTACTGCATGTGGGTACATAAAGTTTGAAGGAAACACAATAATATCACCTTGCACTGGTTTGATTGTGTGCAATTCTTTTTTACCTGTGCTGTCAAAAAAAGCAAACTCACCACCATTGTAGTTGTCATTTAATATTACACTTACAGACAATGTGCGTAAGGTTTGTGTGTAACTATCTACATGTGCGTTAAACTTGCCACCAGGTCCGTAGCGTAAAAATTGTGAATCTATTACTTTTGTTACATTGCACAATGGATATGTACGCTTGTACAAATCAATTGTTTCCATAAGCATTGCATTTAAGTCTTTATTATCAATGCCTAAAACATCACAATAACGGTGTTCTTTTATTACAACATTGCCAAGTTGTGTGGCACTTGTAGCAGGTTGTGTGCATTTTGCGTCATATTCATTAATAATTGCTGTACAGTATTCAGGTGTTAACATTGGATAACACCTAATATATTCTTTAAATAATCCCATAATTAATACTCCATTAATATTTTGTATAAATACTTATGCAGTAAGTAGGCATAAATTATTGCTCCTAGATATAGAGGTAGGAGTTACTCCTACCTCGTATCAATGCAAAAGGAAAAGAAATGACAGATAAAAATAGAGTAGATGAAGAATTTACAAAAGTATTAAAAGACCTAGCAGAAAAATATTTTGAAAGCGAAATAGTTCATGCACATGAATTATTTTCTGATGCGGCGTGGCCAAGTCTAGACGACCCGCACTACATAAAAAAAACAACTTTTACAGTAAATGCAAGAAAGGCACATTTAGCATTGTTAAAATCATTAGCACAACATGCCAGTGGTGCGGTACACCCGCAAGGTACAAATCATATGACAGAAAAAAAACAAGCAGATGAATTATTAGCCAAAGCAAAAACAAGAATTGAAGAACAATTAAAACATCAACAAGAACAAGCAGAAATAATAGAGTTAAAAAAACAAGAGGACTAGTCAATGGCTGACTACATACCATTTCGCCAATTTGTGGATTGCCAAAACATACTAGACGGACGCTCTACACCTGACTTGCATCTTAAGATGTGTGATTGGTTAGAACAAACACAAGGTGATCCAAGACGCATATTACAAGTTTTTAGACACGCAGGTAAATCACATTTGATTTGTTTGTATGTGGTGTGGCGTTTATATTTGGATCCAAATTTTAGTTGCATAATTATTTCTGCAAAAAGAAATGTTGCACTGCGTAACTCATTGATGATTAGATCAACAATTGAAAGCAATCCATTAACACAGCATTTGAAAAAAGATTTAACACAATGGCAAGTGCAAAACTTTACAGTCAACAGAGATGTAATTAGTTTGAATCCAAGTGTTGCTGTAACAAGTCTAGGCGCATCATATACGGGGATGCATGCTGATTTAATTATTGGTGATGACTTGGAAGTTTCTGACAACAGTATAACACAAGAAGCACGAGAAAGAATTAAAGAGCGTGTATCAGAATTTTCAAAAATGGCTCCTAACATTTTGTGTCTTGGTACGCCGCACACACAAAAAAGTTTGTATGATCATCTAGTAAACATTGGATACACAATTGAAAAAATTCCAGTGTACAATGCTGACACACAAGAACTTGCTTGGCCTAATCATCCTGACGGACAGTTCAATTGGGAATGGTTAGAAAGAGAAAAACAATCAACTACTGATGGTGACTTTGCTTCACAGTATTTGCTCATACCTACTAGCACATATCAACCATTAATGGATTTAGATAGAATACACACATATGAAGATGACATTTTTGTGCAACATCTAGCACAACCATTTGGCGGATATTTGCCTGTGGTTAAATTATCACAAAAGACTAATGCACCCAACATAAGACGAATGGCTGGTGCATGGGATCCTGCAACTGGATTACACAACAGAGATAGAAGTGTGTTTGCTGTAGTGATGAGAGATGATCAAGGCAATGTTTACATACATGATGTTATTGTTTTGAATGCCGTTGATAAAGAAACAAAAGATTTTACACACCAAATAAAACAAATCATAAATGCATGTACACGCTACGGCATTGGCCATGTGTTTATTGAGGAAAACTTTTCTGCAAGTTTGTTAAATGAAGCCAAAAGAATTTGCAAAGAAATGAAACGCAAGATTCAATTTGTAAACAAATATAGAACTGCAAACAAGAAAACATTCATAGCACAAACATTGGAACCATTGATTAAAATTAGCAGATTATTCATTCATAAAAGGGTGATTAATAATTCTCCGTTTATGGAAGAGCTAGAAGAATTTCCAAATTCAAACACACATGATGACTGCATAGATGCTGTGTCAGAAGCAATATCACATCTACCAGAACCAAGCATTGATGTAACTAGAATACCTGCAATCAAATCTGTTATCCAATCAACAGGAAGCATATCAAGAATAAGCCAATTAGATTGATAAATAAATACAACTGATAGGACGCTGTCAGATAAGCGTTGGATATATATTATATATATAACTTAACGCACACGCATAAAGGATTTAAAAACCATGGTAAAAATTTATAACAAAATAGTTTGGGATATAGACGGTAACATCATTGAAGAGGATTCATATGATTATACTGGCCCATTAGCGATGTGTTCTTTTGGCCCCCCGCCAAGTCCACCACCTCCACCACCTCCACCACCACCACCACCTCCACCACCCCCAGTGTACAACACAACGGGCGGCGTTGAATCTAGATCTACAAACTTAGGTGTAGCAAGAAGAGGTAGATTGGTTAGAGGACGAGGAAGCCTAGTAAGTAAAAGAGGCACAGCACTTGGTGTTGAAAGTCAAGCAACTGGAAGCAGAAGAGGCTTATTAGGAAAAATAGAAACATTAATTAACAAATTGGGAGTTCAGTAATGAGTTTTATGAAACCAAAAGTTCCATCAGCAGAAGAGATGGCAAGAGCCCAAGACAAAATTCAAATGGAAAGAGACGCAAAACAAGTCATCATTGATAAAGAAACTGCACAATCAGATGCCGCTAACAATTTATCAAAAGCTCTTAAAAGAAAAAGAGGCAGAGGTACATTGATCACAAGAAGAGGCGGAAGCAGTTACATGGGAATCAAAGATGAAGCATTGGGTCCAAGTACTAAAAGAACTTTGCTTGGAAAAA